CTGATACCGTTACTGTCCCCGGCGTTGCCCTGGGCGATATGGTGCTCGGCATGTCTGCTGGCGTCAGCGAAGGCGGTCTAGTCCGTCGTGCTTATGTCTCGGCTGCAAACACGGTCACCATCGCCAGCACCAACACCACCGGGGGCGCTGTCAATTTGGCATCCACCACCGTGCAACTGGTGATCGCACGCGCTGTGATCTAAACCACAGGGGGCCTAGCGCCCCCTGTTTTTCTAGGGTTTATATGGCTACGTTTCGCTGTCTTCAGAGTGGTAATACGGTGACGTTCACTTTCCAGCACGACATTGATTCCATGCGGGGCCACGCAGGCTACGTCCGAGTAGACGAAGACGAACCCCAAAAAGAGTTTGACCCAAATGCCCAGCGCGTAGACACTCCGTTTACCGCTCCGCAGCAAATCGTCCGTCCTCGCGGACGCCCTCGTAAAGTGCTATGAAACTCTTTAACGTCTGCCCCGTAGCCACCCAGGATGTGGCCATCAACCTGAAGAATCGCAACCACGCATTTGCGAAATTTGGTTATGGCCCGCCTAATCCTGACGAGAAAAATCACGCCTTCTGGATGAAGAAGGCCAAGATGTACAACGCACCCACAGAATCCATCATGGGTATGCTCTGCGGCAACTGCGCCGCGTTTATTCAGACGCCAAAAATGATGCAGTGCATCATTGGTGGGCTGGAAAAAGATGAGAACGAGGGCGAATTGTCCTACGATGAACAGTTCGTGAAAGCCGCCGATCTTGGCTACTGCGACCTGTTCCAATTCACTTGTGCAGCGGCCCGCACTTGTGATGCTTGGAAGTCTGGCGGGCCTATTACTAAGGATTGATCATGTACGGAAAAGCACCCAAAATGTCTAAGCCCAAAGCTCCGACTAAGAAGCCTGCCGGTATGCCGATGGCGCCCAAGTTGCCCGTTCGCGGTCAGCGCACGATGACCAACAAGATGACTCGGGGAAAGAAATGAAAAAGACCAAGGCTGAAAAGAAGATCAGCAAGGTCATGCGCGAGTACAAGTCGGGCACCCTGCACTCTGGCAAGGGTGGCCCGGTTGTCAAGTCTCAGAAGCAAGCGGTGGCTATCGCCCTGTCGCAAGCTGGAAAGGCGAAGAAGAAATGAAGCCCGGTCTGTACGCCAACATCAACGCCAAGCGCAAGCGCATCGAAGCCGGCTCCGGCGAGAAGATGCGTAAACCCGGCACCAAGGGCGCTCCTACGCCTGCGGCCTTCAAGCAGTCTGCCAAGACGGCCAAGAAAAAATGAAAACGCCCGCCTGGACGCGCAAAGAAGGAAAATCGCCCTCTGGCGGCTTGAACGCCAAGGGGCGATCATCCTATAATGCGGCTACCGGCGGCAATTTGAAAGCCCCGGTGAAGTCAGGCGACAACCCTCGACGGGCCTCCTTTTTAGCGCGGATGGGCAACATGCCTGGGCCGGAGTACAAGGATGGCGAGCCAACTCGACTTCTCTTGTCCTTGCAGGCTTGGGGCGCATCGTCCAAAGCGGACGCTAAGGCGAAAGCCAAAGCGATCTCGGCAAGGAACAAGAAATGACGTACCTTGAAATGATCAACGATGTGCTCACGCGCTTGCGTGAGACTACTGTTTCGACCAACAGCGAAACATCGTACTCGGCGTTGATCGGCAAGTTTGTGAACGACGCCAAGCGCCAGGTTGAAGATGCCTTCAACTGGAACGTGCTCGACCAAGACATCACGGTCAACACCACTTCTGGAACGTATCAGTACGCATTGACTGGCGCTGGCGCGAAGTTCCAACTCCAAGACGCCATCAACATCACTTCCAACGTCGGGATGCAAAACATCCCGTTCGTGGTGATGAACCGCCGTCAGAACTTCTCGACGCCCGTCAGCGGCATCCCCTACGAGTTCTGCTTTGATGGCTTTAGCAACGGCGATGCTAAGGTGACGATCTATCCGCGCCCGGATAACGTCTACAACCTGAAGTTCACGCTGACCATTCCGCAAGCACCCTTGACTTCTGACGGCACCTCAATCCTGGTGCCGGATGTGCTAGTGGTGCAAAACGCCTACGCTCGCGCATTGGCCGAACGCGGCGAGGATGGGGGGATGACCTCCTCGGAAGCCTATCAACTGTACCGTCTGATGCTGTCTGACTACATTGCTTTGGAAGCTACTCGCTTTCCCGACAACGGAACTTTTGAAGCAGTATGAGCGAAGCAATCTCCACCTACAGCATCTCAGCGCCGGGTTTCTACGGCCTGAATACTCAAGACTCGCCTCTTGATTTGAATGCTGGCTTTGCCTTGGTGGCCAATAACTGCATCATCGATCAGTATGGCCGCATCGGCTCGCGTAAAGGGTGGACTCGCGTTAACTCCAGCTCCGGTAACCTGGGCGCTAACGACATTGGCGTGATTCACGAGCTGGTGCAGACCGACGGCACGATGACCGTTCTGTTTGCCGGAAATAACAAGCTGTTCAAACTAGACGGCTCCAACGCCGTGGTTGAGCTGACCTACGGGGGCGGGGGCACTGCTCCGACGATCACGGCCAGCAACTGGTCGTGCGCTTCGCTCAACGGCATCACCTACTTCTTCCAAGAAAACCACAGCCCGCTGATCTATGACCCTGCGGTGAGCACCACGACGTATCGCCGCGTGAGCGAGAAGACGGGCTACGCTGGCACGGTGCCTTCTGGCAACATCGTCATCTCGGCTTACGGCCGTCTGTGGGTGGCTGACACGGCGTCGGACAACACGACCGTGTCGTTCTCGGACATTCTGGCGGGCCACATCTGGACTGGCGGTACCTCTGGCACGCTGGACATTAACCGCGTCTGGCCCAGCGGCGCTGACAACATTGCTGGCCTTGCAGCGCACAACAACTTCCTGATCATCTTCGGGTCGCGTCAGATTCTGGTGTACTCGGGCGCAACTGCTCCCGCCTCGATTACGCTGCACGATACGGTGGGCGGCATCGGCTGCATCGCCCGCGATTCCATCCAGAACACGGGCAAGGATGTGCTGTTCCTGTCCAACTCTGGCGTGCGCTCGTTTGCGCGTACGATTGTGGAGAAGTCAGCCCCGCTGGGCGACTTGTCCAAAAACGTGCGAAGCGACCTGATGAACATCATCAGCGGCGAGACGCTGGCCAACGTCAAGTCGGTCTATTCTGAGAAGGAAGCCTTCTACCTGCTGACGCTGCCATCGGTCAAAGAGGTGTATTGCTTTGACACCCGCGTCCAGTTGCAAGACCAATCGTTTCGCGTCACGACCTGGGACTCAATTGAACCGACTGCATTGTTCTCCCGCAAGAATGGCGATGTGCTAATCGGCAAGAACGGCTACGTCGGCAAGTACTTCGGCTATCAAGATTACACATCTGCTTATCGGATGCAGTACTTCACGAACCACGCCGACTTGGGCAACCAGAACGTCACTTCGATTCTGAAGCGCTTGAAAGTCATCGTGATCGGTGGCTCTAACCAATTCGTCACGGCCAAGTGGGCGTTTGACTTCTCGACCAACTACCTCTCGTCTAACATGTCGATTCCGACTCAAGGCGAGTCGGAATATGGCATCGCTGAGTACGGCGCTAACGGCGTTCCGGTGGCACAGTATGCTGATGGTGTTGCACTGCAACAGCTTCAGACGCCAGCCAGCGGCAGCGGCAAGGTCGTGCAAACCGGCTACGAATCCAACATCAACGGGTCTTCCATGTCGATCCAGAAGATCGAGATCCAGGCTAAAGAGGGCAAGGTATCATGAGTAACTACACCCAGAGCACGAACTTTGCGACCAAGGACAATCTGTCCTCCGGCGATCCGCTCAAGATCGTCAAGGGTACGGAGATCAACACCGAGTTCGCAAACATCGCTATCGCTGTCGCTACGAAGGCCGATCTGGCATCGCCGACGTTCACAGGAACGCCCGCGCTGCCCACCGGCACGACGGGTGTCACGCAGTCGTTTGGCAATAACACGACGGCCCTGGCCACCACGGCGTTTGTTCAGGCTGCACTCGGCGCGCTCTATCCGGTTGGTTCTGTGTACATCAACGCCACCAACAATACCAACCCTGGTACGCTGCTGGGCTTTGGCACTTGGTCGGCGTTCGGTGCTGGCCGCGTGCCTGTTGGCTTTGATTCGGGCAACGCGCTGTTTGATACGGCTGAAGAGACTGGCGGTAGCGCGGATGCGATCACGGTCAGCCACACGCACACTGCAACGTCCACGGTTACTGATCCGGGCCACTTCCACAACGGACCGACAGCAGATGAGTTTAAGTACTATGGCAACAGCGGTATCGTAGCTAACGGCCCTAGCGGCTTGCGCACCACCGACACGATTGGCATTACGGAAACTAAGACCACTGGAATTACCGTTGCTACGACCAACTCATCCACTGGTTCTTCTGGCACCAACGCCAACTACCAGCCGTACATCACTGTTTATATGTGGAAACGGACGGCGTGAAAACGCCGGTGGTTGCCAGCGATGACTACACCCTGTATCTTGAAGATTACAACGGGTTTGAGTTCATCCATTGCGACTGCCGACGCTGGACGAATGAGGTAAGAAAGCGGATGTCAGAAGATCTTGTAAAAATTCAGACGGGTGACTTGTACGCCATCCACGAGATCGAAGACGCGAAACACGAGAAGTTTTTGAAGTTGTTCGGGTTTAAATTTTTGGAAGATTTTGTCGGTGCTGACGGTAAGGCCCGACAGACATATGTCAGGAGAGCATGATGGGCGTTGAAGCAGCAATCATTGGAGGCGGTCTCTTAGGCGGCATTATGCAGGGCAACGCTGCGGCTGACGCTGCGGAGACTCAAGCACAAGCTCAGAGAGACGCGGCGCGCCTAAGCGCTGAAGAGTCGCGTTTTCGCCCCGTAGGCATCACGACGCGCTTTGGCCAGTCGAACTTCCAGTACGGCCCTGAAGGCCGCGTCACTGGTGCTGGCTATCAACTCGCTCCCGAGTTCCAGGCGTATCAGAACCGCCTGCTGGGACTGGCTGGCCAGGGGTTGACCCAGGCTGAGATGGCCCCCTCGCAGTTCGCACCGCTGACTGGTGCAGGCGCGCGTCTCTTTGGTCTTGGCGAGCAGTATCTGGCCGAGACGCCCGAGCAGGTTGCGGCCAAGTACATGGCAAGCCAGCAGAACCTGCTGGCCCCCAGCCGCGAGCGTCAATACGCCCAGTTGCAGAACCAGTTGTTCCAGACGGGCCGTGGCGGTCTGTCTGTTGGCGCAACCGGCATGCGTCCTGGCGGCGGTGCGGGTCTGGGCGCAACCAATCCCGAGCTGGAGGCGTATTACAACGCCATCGCACAGCAAGACGCTGCTCTGGCCGCTCAAGCCCAGCAAGCAGGTCAGCAGCAACTGGCGTTTGGCACGGGTCTGTTTGGCACTGGCGCTCAGATGTTCGACCTGTACGGTCGCGGCCAAGTCGGTGCTCTGGCTCCGTATCAAGCCTATCTGGGCGGCGCTCAGGGCCTGGAAGCTCTGGGCCAGCAGCCGCTGGAACTGGGATCGGCTCTGGGCGGTCGGATCGCCAACCCGACGGGCGCTAATGCGCTGTATCAAGGCGGCATGGCTGCGGCTCGTTCGCAAGCTGCTGCGGACGCATACAACCCGTTTGCTACCGCATTGACCTCGTTTGCGGCTAATCCAGCGGCAGCGCGAGGGTTGCGAAGCATGTTTCCGACCACTAGCGGCTTTGGCGTAGATGGATACGGCGCAGGCGTAAACCCCTACTCGGGCGAGTTCATGGGTTCTCTGGAGTTCTAATATGGCAACTGACATCGTCCAATCCCTGTTTGGCGTGACGCCAGAGATGTACCAGCAGCGCCAAGCTGCTGCGGCTGACGAGCGTGCGTTAGCTCTTTCACAACTTGATCCGATGCAGCGTGCTGAGTTCAACATCGGTCGAAACGCTTACCAACTGGCCGGTGCGCTGGGCGGCACTGATCCTGAACTAGCCCGCATCAGTGCTCGTCAATCTATCGCCAAACAGATTGACTTCAACGACCCGGCATCTATCCAGTCGGCGGTTCGCATGCTAACGCAATCGGGCGATCCTCAAGGCGCTGCAATGCTGGCCAACACCGCCCGAAGCGCATTGGTAAGCGCGCAAACCTTGCGTAAGACCACTGCAGAAGCAAACCGCGTGGAACTTAGCCTCACGCAAGAAGCCAAACTGCGCGAGGAGCTAGGCAACTTGGGCGCAGAACCGACGCAGCAACAAATTCTTGCCGTCGTATCTAAATACGGACCCGCAGAAAAAGTGCTGGCTACTTTGCAAGCCTCGGCGGATAGGGAAGCAACGCGCACTGCCGCAGATGAGCGCGCGCGTCTAGATCGTGAAGCGCGGGCAGAAGCTGCTCGCCTTCAAAACGAAGCGCGGATTGAAGCTGCGCGGGAGCGCGGCGCTAGTGCAAGAGAGATCGCGCAGATGCAAATTGAAGGGCGCAAGCAAGTCGCGGAATTGGTGGCGGCGCTTAAAAAGCCCGAAAAGACGATGCTGGCACCTTCGCTGCAAAAAGAAGAGGGCAAGGACTTGGAACTGATTGATTCTTTGGCGATGCGCGAAGAATCTCTTAAGCCTACGATACGGTTGTTGACGCCCGACCCCGCCACTAAAAAGCCGCCGCTGGAGCTTGGCCCCGCTAAAAACGCGGGCTATCTGGCGCGTAATGCGTCGGGTAACTCTACGCCTGAAAGCCGATCTTTTGCTGCACTGCAACGTGCGGTCCAAGAAGCAACCAACTTGAAGACGGATGCGGCCAAGGGCGTGCAGACCGACAAAGACGTGTTGCGTTTTGCCAACGAATTGATCGCGGCGTTTGGCAAGTACGATACGCAAACTACGCTAGAAGCGCTTACAAACTTCAATAAAGCTACGGTGAGCGCCCGTGAAAAAGCACAAGGGCGCGTGGACAGCCGCCGTAAGTCGCAAGGCGTTGAGCCTTATTATGGAGGCGCGGCCAAAGGCACCCCTCAGAACCCCATCAAACTGGACTGATCATGCCAACTGTCTACGAGTACAAAGGCGTCTCCTACGAGCTGCCCGACGGTCTGACCAACGAGCAGGCCATTGCGCGTATCAAGTCCAGCTTGGGAGAAGCTGCACCCGCGCCGGCTGCACCCGCTCCCGCTCCTGAAGGCCGTGGCATGGGCCAGGAATTGGCGCGGCAAGCCGGATTAACCGCACGTGCTGCGTATCAGAGCTTTACCGCACCGGCTACGGCGGCACTGGACTTTCTAAGCAGCGCGTACAACTTGGGCGCAGGTGCTTTGGGTTCTGAAAGCCGCCTTCCTTTGGCCTCTCAGCGTGAAGCTCAGATGCTAACCAGTATGGGCGTTCCTACCCCCAAAACGGGCGTTGAACGCGCGGCGCAGGCTGGCACGCAAGCTCTTACTTCAACGGCGGGCTTTGCACGCGCCGCCCCCGCTGCTTTTGGCCAAGATTTGGCCCGTCAATTGCCTGCTGCGGCGGCGGGCGGTCTTGCGGCGCAACCTGCGGCTGAAGTCACCAAAGAATTCACCGGGAGCGACCTGGGCGCTATGGTCGCCGGTCTGTTGGCTGGCGGCGTCGCGGGGTCGGCGGCTGGCAATCTGGCTGGCCGACTGACGGCCACCAAACAGCCGATCATGACGATGGACGAAGTTCGCCGCCGTGCGGAGCGTTCCTACACTGCTGTGACTGATGCGGGCATTCAGCTCAACCAGCCTGCGGGCCAGTCGCTGGCCACTACTCTGACCAAAAAGCTGGAAGATGCGCGGTATCTGCCGGAGAATGCGCCTCCCGTCAAAGTAGCGTTGGACAAGATCAACCAAGTTGTCGAGCGCGGGCCTGTTAGTTTTGATCAAGTATCACAACTGCGCCAGCTTGCCAACGACCTCAAAAGCAACCAAGACCGCAATGTCCAGCGCCTTGCAGGCGTGATGGTCAATGAGATTGACGATTTCGTCGCTCGGCTGTCTCCCAAAGATGTGACCGCAGGCGCGGGCAAGCTAGACGAAGCCATCAAGACGCTGTCGAGCGCCCGTAAAGACTGGCGTAATCTGAGTCGCGCCAACATGTTGGATGACGTTCTGAACACCGCTGAAGCGCGGGCTATGGCCCCTACGGCATCCGAAAGCGAATTGATTCGACGTGGGTTCATTAATTTGGCCGCAGATAAGAACAAGATGCGTCTGTTTAACGACGCCGAACAAAACGCCATCAAATCCGTCGCTAAAGGCGGCTCGCTTGACTCGCTGCTGTCGCTAGTCGCGCGGTTTAACCCCGAGCGCAGCCAACTTATTGCTGGCGGTGTGGTAGGCGGCGGCGTCGTTAGCCCTGAGTCTTTGATGGTTAGCGCCCCTATCATGGCCGCAGGCTACGGCGCAGATAAGCTGTTGAGCGCCCAGCGGCAAAGTGCGGCGCAGCGCGCTATGACGGGTCTTCTGTCCGGCTCGACGCCAGCACCCCAGCCGTCTACCTACGGCACCGGCCTGCTAGGTGGCGCGCTGGTTTTGTCCCCGGAAGAAATTAGCCGCGCGGTTGAAGTTTACTGACCGTGAGCGAAGAGAAGATCAACCACAACAGCCTGATCGAGAAGGTTCTCGGATACGTCGATTCCCCGTTCAAGCTGTTTGCCATCTTGCTGATGGCGATCTTCGCGTTCACTGGCTACTTCATTTGGCAGAACCAAGCGTTTTTGCTTGGAGCGTATAAGGAGCAGAAGAAGCTACCCGCCATCGCAGAGGATCGCGTAGAGGATGTCGCGGCGCACTTGTTTAAGAACACCGACGCGCAGGTTGTGGCGATCTTCAAGGTCAATCCGATGTTCGGAACTCGCGTACTGCATCGCGCGTATACGAAACAAGGGCGCGAGAAGGAACACGAGGGTCTGGATGTCGGGCTGTTTACCTCCAACATCGCCAACAATCGCGATGTCGTGGCGTTGATGGCAGGCGAGATTCCGTGCGGCCCGTACAAGACGGCGCAGTCCGAGATCGGGCTTTGGTACATGGAGAAGGGGATGACCTACGGATGCCGGGTTGGCGTGCCGCCAGAACCCGGAAAGCTGGTCGGGCAGATCACCGTAGGCTGGAAAGAGGAACCGCCGGATGTCGATGCGTACCGAGTTCTTCTGCAAATCGCAGCAACTATGCTTTCTAGGAGTAAACAGTAATGGAATGGCTAAAACAGATCGCACCGACAATCGCTACAGCGCTCGGTGGCCCGCTGGCCGGAATGGCCGTCTCGGCCATCTCCAAGGCTATTGGCGTTGATGAGAAGGACGTTGGCGATCTGATCAACAACAACAAGCTGACCGCTGACCAGATCGCCCAGGTCAAGCTGGCCGAGATCGAACTTCAGAAGCAGGCCAACGAGCTGGGCCTGAACTTTGAGGCTTTGGCGGTGGATGACCGCAAAAGCGCCCGCGATATGCAGGTGGCGACCCGTTCTTGGATACCGCCTCTGCTGGCGGCGGCGGTAACGGCTGGCTTCTTCGGCATCCTGGCCATGATGCTGCTGGGCAAAGTGGACTCCAATAACCCTGCCATTCTGATGATGCTCGGCTCGCTCGGCACCGCCTGGACTGGCATCATTGCGTATTATTTTGGTTCTAGCGCCGGCTCTCAAGCCAAAACTGAAATGTTAGGAAAGAAATGAAAGAGAACTTCGACCAAGCTCTGGAAGCTATCCTTCACCACGAGGGCGGTTTTGTTAACCACCCCAAAGACCCTGGCGGCATGACCAACCTGGGCGTCACCAAGCGCGTCTGGGAGGAATGGGTCGGTCACGAGGTGGACGAGAAGGCCATGCGCGCGCTAACGCCTGAGACCGTCGGCCCGATGTACAAAACGAAGTATTGGGACAAGATCAAGGGTGACGAGCTGCCCACTGGCGTAGACTACGCCGTCTTTGACGCCGCCATCAACAGCGGCCCAGGCCGCGCCGCCAAATGGCTCCAGACGACCGTAGGCGCTGTTCCCGATGGCGCAATCGGCGCTGGCACGCTCGCCAAAGTGGCCGCAATGGACGCCGAGGAAATAGTCGAAAAGTATCAAGCCACGCGGCTGGCCTTCATGCAGTCGCTCCCGACATGGGATACGTTCGGCAAGGGCTGGGGTCGCCGTGTCACTGAAGTGAAAGATGCGGCGTTAAAAATGGTGTGATATGCCAAACAAACCCAACGCGCAGCAATCCAAGGAATTTGACGGGTTTATCCAGCACTGGCAGCGCGTCTTGAATCTCCAAGACTGGCGCATCGAGCGCGGCATCAAACCCGCTCGTGGTGCGATGGCCAGCGTTGAGTGCGACAGCCCTGCCCGCTTGGCCATTTACCGATTGGGTGATTTTGGAGCAGAGGCCATCACCGAATCCTCGCTGTCGCACACGGCGTTGCACGAGGTGCTACACATCTTCTTGTTTGAGCTGATCCAGGCCGCGCAAGACCCCAAGGCCACGCCAGAGCAGCTCGACAGCGCCGAGCACCGCGTGATCAATGTGCTGGAGCGCGTT